TAATATGCAAAGAAGAGAAATCACTAAAAAGGTTCTCCTTGAGATTGAGAAGGATATTGATGAAGGGGACAAGGTAATTGTCTGTCAGAGTAAGGCACACCAGGGCATTGTTGGGCTTATAGCTGGCAGGATATCTTCCCGTTACAATAGGCCTGCCATAGTTGTTGACGGAAAAAGCAGAAAGGGTTCTGGCAGGAGTGTAGAGCCATTTAATCTTTATGATAATCTTAAGGCTTGCCTTGAAGAAGGCTTACTTGAAGCAGCTGGTGGTCATGCTATGGCAGCTGGTATCACTATAATACCAGAGAGGTTCGAATCATTTAAGATTCGTATCAATGAGTTGGCCAGAGATATAGAATTCATAGTTAGCGATTATGATAAGGAGATTAGCCTAGATGATATTGATGCTAGCCTGATTGATGACTTGGAGATATTAGAACCCTGTGGTGACGGTAACAGGAGACCGTTATTTTTGACCAGGAATGTACGCCCGGAAAATATATGGGTTCTCCCTGGTGGAGAACATATTAAGTTTACTGTTAATGATATAGATGCAATTGCATTCAAGAAGGCTTACCTGGAAGATGTATTGACCAGAGGGAATGTAGATATAATTTATACGGTAGGTTGGAATGAATGGAATGGGAGAAAATCAATCCAGATGATAGTTGAAAAAATAAAGCCAGCAGGTAATAATTAAAAACTTAATCACATCAGTTAGTGAAAACTATTCATATGATGAATCAGTCGATGTAATCAAGAACATTAAGGATTTAGAGGATTATATTTTTGACCAGTATGGATATGGGGATTTAGACACTCTTGACAAATTGTTTGCCGAAGATGATTGGGCAAAAGAATTGTATAATGAATTAAAAGGATATTTAAACAAGGGTTATACAGTTGTGTTGAAAGATGTTAGTTATCACAATGAGAGTGTTAGAGAAATGCTGTGGAGTTTAAATGATAACGAAAATATAATAGTGAAAAGTTTTAATTAAAACATTTGAATCAAATCTCGGTTTGATTTAAAAGAGGTGATTTTTTGAAAACTATTAAAGATATTTTAAAAGAGAAAATGGAAGAAAGAAATAAAATAATGAAGCCAATAGATGAATTGCTAAATCTAAAATACAAAATAATTATTAAAGAACTTCAGAATAACTGTACTCATAAATGGGAAGATGGTTCATCTGCGATTATTCATTTAGTAGATGATGATGCTGATGAATATAATTCAAATCCCACATACAAAGAATGGGATTTGTGTGAAATATGCGACAAGGTTTTTGGATGTGAATAAAAGTTCTGATTTATCGTAAAATTCATGCTTGACAAAATACAAATATAATATTATACTAATATTGGAGGTGATAAATTTGTGTTTTATAAAATAAAAGACAAATATTATTCGATAAAAAATGGCATATCGAATATTATCAAATGGATTCCTACGATATGGAAAATTCGAGATTGGGACGCTGAATATTTGTATGTACTTATATACAAACATCTTTCTCACGTAGAAGATTGTTTGAGATATAATGGACATGGAGTAAATTCAATTAAGAATGCTGATAGAATTAGAATTGCTAAAAATCTTGCGAGAAGATTATATGAACAGGAATATACTTCTAATGCACTTATACCAGTAGAAGAAAAATATGGAGAGTTAAAAATAAGAATAGAAAAAGATGATATATTACCGATGTGCAATAAAGTTATATTTGATGAATCTTCAGAAGAAAGAAAAGCAAGAAGCAAAGCATATGAACATGCTGAATATATGGAAAAACAAGATAGAAAGATGTTGTTTGTTATGTTAGACAAGTATATGGATAAATGGTGGGATTAGGTTAGTATCAAATCACCATTTGATATGAAAGGAGTTTTTTATATGATAGTTTTTACTTTAAAAGATATCATTGGGTTATCACTGTTAGGAATAGCAGGCTTAATCTTCGTATGTGCATTTTTATATGCTTTTGCAAAAAATCTAATAACCAAAATTAAAAACAAATTTAAGAAGAAAATTTGATGAATATATTCTTTGATTTAAAGAGGGATAGAAATGGATTGGAATAAAAAGTCAGAATTAACTTATGGTATTTTAAAAACTATGTATTGTCGTGGAGGAACAGATATTACTTGATTTATATATTAGGAGAGATTTTATGAGACAAGACTTAGAAGAAAAACTAATGCAAGATTTTCCTTGGATGAAAGCAAAACATATATGGACAGGTAAAAAATTAGACTTCCCAACTCCTTGCGAATGTGAAGATGGATGGTTTAATATAATATACAATTGTTGCAAAGAGATAGACGACTTGTATAAGTCTAAAAATGCAAACATAAATGATTTAATAATATACCAAGTAAAAGAAAAATATGGAAAATTGTGTTTCTATGTAGGAAATTATATTGATGGCGTTCAAGAAATAATAGATAAATGTGAAGAAGAAAGTGCTAAAATTTGTGAAGTATGTGGAAAATATGGCTCAACAGTACATAAAGGAAGTTGGTTTAAAACATTATGTAATAAACATACTAAGGAATTGGGATATAAACAATTCAAAGAATTTGAGAAAAATGCTTGACAAAATATAAATATAATATTAAAATAAAATTGTACTAAAACAAAAGAGAGAGAGGTAGATATCATTGAGACGCATAATTTTTGGATTAATAGTTTTTATAATATTCACAGCTACAGGAGTTTATATAGCAAATAGTAACTTACAAAATGATAATATAATATTGACAAATAATAATGAGTGTGATACTATAAATATAGCAGAAGAAGAGAATATATATGAACCTGTAAAAACAACAATTCCTGAAATAGAATTCACTTTAGAGGAAGAAGAAGAAATTATTCCAGAATATGATATACCATTAGATAAAGATATTCAAAAATATTTATATGATAAATGTAAAGAATATAATGTGCCTTATGATTTAGCATTAGGAGTAATAAAAGTAGAGAGTAATTTTAATCCTAGCTTAATACATAAAAATTCCAATGGAAGTAGAGATTATGGACTTTTTCAAATAAATACCATTAATCATAAATGGCTTTCTGAAGAATTAGGCATAACTGATTTTCTCAATCCATATCAGAATATTGATGCAGGAGTATATATGTTGTCACAATTGCTAAAAAAATACGATGATGAGCATATTGTTTTGATGTCATACAATATGGGGGAACAAGCAGCAAAAAATCTTGTTAGCAGAGGAATAGATTCTTCTCAATATAGCCGAAAAGTCATAGAGACTAAAGAAGAATTAAAAAATAATAATATAAAATAGGAGTTGATTATATGCCAGATATTGCAATGTGTAGGAATCCTACGTGCGAAAAGAAAAATGAGTGCTGGAGATATATGGCTATTTCAAATCCACAGTATCAATGCTATATGGAGTTTCAAAATATTTGTAAAAGTCCCACATATCAATGGTTCTATCCGATTGATGGAAAACCTGTAAGAAAGGATGACAAGAGTGTGTGATTATGAAAGTTATATAAGAAAGTATCAAGAAGAATTAGAAAAAGAAGAATTAGAATCTGATAGACAAAAATTAAATAAATGGAATTGGTATCAGCAAGCTATAAAAAATCAATTTAAAAGGAATATAGATGAATTACACAATAAATTTTATGATGAATTTGATGAAAGCATACCTTTTGACCAACAAAGAATAGTAAGAAAATTTGTTGACTTTTTAAAACAAAATGTATAAAGGAGTGGTTTTTATAAAAGTCACATTTTATTCAAACAATTGTCCAAGATGTAAAATACTACAACAAAAATTAGATGAGAAAGGTGTGATATATGAAAAAGTATCAGATATGAATATTTTAATACAAAAAGGGTTCAAATCAGTACCAATGCTTGAAGTAGATGGAAATATAATGAATTATTTAGAAGCAATAAACTGGGTAAAGGAGATATAGTATGGACATAAATGTTAAATTATATTTACCATTTGTAGTAGCTTTAAACAAAATGAAGGCTAAGTATGGTGAAGATTTTGAAAGATTAAATTCATTACATAATGACCAATTAAGTGATACTGATTTTATAGATAATTTTATTGATAGTGATACTGTTGCAGATGCATCAATAGATTCAAATGCTAATGTAAGCCAAAAGGATATTTGTTCTCTTGAATCAGAAATGAATAAGCCAAGAAAAAAATTATTGTCTTTTAATAAAATATTTTATGAAATAACTAAAAAATATGGTTTAAAAAGAGCAGAAGAATGGCTTGAAGCTGAATGGAGTGGCGCTTTGTATTTGCATGATGGATACTCTGCATCGTTTGTTCCATATTGTTTTGCGTATGATTTAGAAGATGTAGTACAAAAAGGCTTGTATTTTGTTGATGGATTTGGCGGCGGAGCGCCAAAACACTTAACTACATTTGTTGCACATGTAAAAGAATTTGTAAGTTGGACTTCAAATAGAACAAGTGGAGCATGTGGAATACCATCTTTTTTAGTCCATGCATACTATTTTTGGTATAATGATGTAAAAAATGGTTATTATTTAATATCTCCTGAATATTATAGAGACCAGTGTTTTCAAGAATTTATTTATGGACTCAATCAGCCATATTTAAGAGTAAATCAATGTTCATTTACTAATGTTTCAATAATGGACAGGTATTATCTCGCTGAAATATTTGGAGATAGAAAATATCCAGATGGTACATATATAGTTGACCATATTGACGAGATAATAGAATTTCAGAAAGCTTTTATGAGAGTAGTAGCCAAAACAAGACAAGAAATGATGTTTACATTCCCAGTTATTACTTACTCTTTATTATATCAGAATGGTAAATTTATGGATGAAGATTTTGCAAGGTGGTGTAGTGACCACAATACAGAATGGTGTGATGCAAATTTCTTTATTAGTGAAGATGTTACAAGTTTGAGTTCTTGTTGCAGGCTCATCAATAACTTCTCAAAACTAACAGGATTTATAAACTCAATAGGAGGAACATCACTTAAAATAGGTTCTGTTAAGGTAAATACAATTAACCTTGTTAGGATAGCTTACGAAACTAATTCTAAAGAAGAATATATTGAAAAACTTAAAGAACGTGTAAGATTATGTATTGATGTACTTGATGTAGTAAGGCATATTATAAAGAGAAATGTTGAAAAAGGAATTTTACCTAACTATTCTAAAGGCTTAATAGATATGAGTAGACAATATAATACTATTGGTATTAATGCTATGTATGAAACTATTAGACATTTTGGTTTAATTAAAGAAGATGAATTTGGTAATAAATATTATACTGATGAAGGTATAGAATTTGCATCAAAAATTATGGATACTATAAACGAAGTTAAGGATTCATATAATTTTGATTATAGTATAAACGTTGAAGCTGTGCCTGCTGAAAGATGTGCGGTAATATTATGTCAAAAAGATAATAAATTATATCCTAATAATAATGGAGATTTTATTTATGCTAATCAATGGATACCACTAACGGAAAAATGTACTCTTGATGAAAAGGTAAGACTGGGTTCTATACTTGATAAAAAATGTGGAGGCGGGCAAATATGTCATATAAATGTTGACGGCAAATTTGCTAATAAAGAACAAGCATGGAATTTGCTAAATTATATAGCAAGTAAAGGTGTAATTTATTTTGCTTTTAATAATAAAATATCAACTTGTAAAAATAGGCATGGTTATTATGGAGATATATGCCCAGTATGTCAAGAACCAACTATAGATACATTTCAAAGAATCGTGGGTTATTTAACTCCAAGCAGTTCTTATAGTAAAGAGCGTAAAGCAGAGTTTGAAAGGAGATATTGGTACAAGTTTAATGAAAATTAAATATATAATAGATGAAGATTTTCAAGACTATAAAAAAACATCTATGATGATTGCTATGTGTAATTGTAATTGGAAATGTTTAAAGGAATTAAATTTAGATATTTCTATATGCCAAAATTCACAAATAGCACAACAAAAAAATATTGAGGTATCTATTGAGAGTATCATTAATAGATACCTTAACAATCCAATTACACAAGCAGTAGTTATAGGTGGATTAGAACCAATGTTACAATTTGAAGAAGTATTGGAATTTGTTAAGCAATTTAGGAAATATAGCAACGATGATATAGTTATATATACAGGTTATTATCCTGAAGAAATTCAAGATAAAATAAAAGAATTAATACAATACAAAAATATAATTATTAAGTTTGGCAGATATATACCAAATAAGGATAAGCGATTTGATGAAGTATTAGGAGTTTGGTTAGCTTCTGATAATCAATTTGCAGTAAAATATTAATATAAAATAGGAGGAATTTGTATGAATTATTTAGTAAAAGATTTTAATATTACATTAACTGCTGATGATGTTCAATTTTTATTCCCTAAAAAAAGAGGCTTTGAAAAAATTTCATTTGAACAATATGTTAAAGATGTTGGTGGAGAAAGGCACGATTTAGCTGAAGAATATCTTGATATTAAGTTGCCAAGACGTGCTACAGCTAAATCGGCTGGGTATGATATATATAGTCCTTTTAGCTTTGAATTAAATCCAGGCGAAACAATAAAAATTCCTACAGGTATTAAAGCATATATGCAGAATGATGAAGTATTAAAAATATACATAAGAAGCTCGTTAGGGTTTAAATATGACGTTGTATTAAGCAACTCTACAGGGATTATAGATGCCGACTATTTTAATAATCCTAATAATGAAGGACATATATGGATTAAATTAATTAATCATGGTGATAAAACTTTGTCAATCAACAAAGGTGAAGCTATTGCTCAAGGAATCTTCGAGAAATATTTAATAGCAGACAATGATAAGCCAGTTAAAGAAGAAAGAGTTGGGGGTATAGGTTCTACTAATCAATAAGGGATAGGCTTTTTAGCCTTCCCTTCTATGAAAGGATGATATATATGGCTAAATGTTCGGTAAAATGTAAATATTATCAAGCATATGTTACAAACGATAAAAAAGTCAGAGTAGTTTGTGCAATAAGAGGATATACAATTAAAAATATAAAAGAAAAAATGCCTAACGTATATTACGATTGTGAGAAGTTCAAATTGAGCAAAGAATATTAATATAAAAGGAGTGAATTTATAAACGTCAAGCGTGAACATTCGTGACTTTAGTCATGAGATGAAACGCTTGACAAATTATAAATATAATATTATAATTAAATAAGAAAGGCAGGTGAAATAGTGAAACTATCATTCAAATTCAAACCTAAGATTACTAAGTTACAATTAAATATCATTGAAGAATTATCTTTTCACACTACTAAACTATATAATATAGTTAATTACGATTGTAGAGAAAACGGATTTAAGTCATATATT